CGGTGATGTGTATAGCATACAGAATTTAAATATAGCTTTACCTAAGGTTCCTAAAAAAGTAAAAAAGTTTGATAATGATAGTTGGAGCATATCTGATTATCCTAAAGAACTAAAAAGGGTTAAAACTATATTTGATTGGAGAGATTACCCAGATGAATTTAAAAATAAGTACATAGACTACATAGAAGATGAATTTAAAAAAAGAGATGAAGGTTTTTGGTTTTATAACAAAGGTGTTCCTACTTATATTACTGGCACTCATTACATGTACTTGCAGTGGTCCAAGATTGATGTTGGGCACCCAGACTTTAGGGAAGCAAACAGATTATTCTATATATTCTGGGAAGCTTGCAAAGCAGACAGAAGGTGTTATGGAATGTGTTATCTTAAAAACCGTAGATCGGGATTTTCATTTATGGCATCAGGAGAGGTGGTTAATTCAGCAACTATTAGTTCCGATTCACGATTCGGTATATTGTCCAAATCTGGGCCCGACGCTAAGAAAATGTTCACAGATAAAGTCGTACCAATATCGGTCAATTATCCGTTCTTTTTTAAACCGATACAGGACGGAATGGACCGTCCCAAAACCGAACTTGCGTACAGAGTACCCGCGTCGAAGCTCACGCGGAGGAACATCACGAGTAAGACCGACAAACCCGAGGAACTCACCGGACTCGATACAACGATCGATTGGAAGAACACCGGTGATAACTCCTACGATGGGGAGAAACTTAAACTCCTCGTCCATGATGAATCGGGGAAGTGGGAAAGGCCAAACAACATCCTCAACAACTGGAGGGTCACAAAAACAACACTAAGGTTAGGTTCTAGAATTATAGGTAAATGTATGATGGGTTCGACATCAAATGCTTTAGATAAAGGAGGGGATAACTTTAAAAAATTATATAATGCTTCAGATGTTACAAAAAGAAACCGCAATGGACAGACTAGCTCGGGATTATATAGTTTGTTCATACCTATGGAATGGAACTACGAGGGATTCATTGATTCTTATGGACTACCTGTATTCGAAACGCCTGAGAATGAAGTCAAAGGTCCTCTTGGAGACTATATAGATATAGGTGTTATAGATCATTGGCAAAATGAAGTTGATGGTTTAAAGAATGATGGAGATGCTTTAAATGAATTTTACAGACAATTCCCGCGTACCGAAGAGCATGCTTTTAGAGATGAGACTAAAAACAGTATATTTAACCTAGCTAAGATATATGAACAGATAGATTACAATGAAGAGCTAGGTAATGATCATATTTCCACTGGTAATTTTCAGTGGATAAATGGAATAAAGGATTCTAGAGTTATATTTTATCCAGATGCAAGAGGTAGGTTTAAAATATCTTGGACACCACCTTCTAACTTGCAAAATAATATAATAATGAAAAACGGTGTTAAGTATCCTGGAAACGAACATATGGGTGCTTTTGGTTGCGATAGTTATGATATATCTGGAACTGTAGATGGTCAAGGGTCGAAAGGAGCTTTACATGGATTAACTAAGTTCAGTATGGAGGATTGCCCACCTAACCAATTCTTCTTAGAGTATGTAGCTAGGCCTCAAACGTCTGAGATGTTCTTTGAGGACGTTCTAATGGCTTTAATATTCTACGGGATGCCTATACTAGCTGAAAACAATAAACCCCGTCTATTGTATTATTTAAGAAGGCGTGGTTATAGAGGTTTTAGCATGAACAGACCTGATAAAAAATGGAATAAGCTCTCGGTTGCTGAAAAAGAAATAGGTGGTATACCGAACTCAAGTGAAGATATTAAACAAGCTCATGCAGCTGCAATAGAAATGTATATACAAGATCATGTTAATTCAAGAGGTAAAATGTATTTCAATGAGACACTGCAAGATTGGGCTAAATTTGATATAAATAATAGGACAAAGTTTGATGCTGCTATCAGTAGTGGTCTAGCTATTATGGCTTGTAACAGGCATTTGTATAACCCTAATGCTAAAATAGAAAAACAAAAAGTGAATATAAGAATAGCGAAGTACGAAAATAAAGGTGCTTTTTCTAAATTAATAAAATAATAATATGGCTGAATCAGTAACAAAAGCGTTTTTTCCAAGTCAGGTTGCTAGCGATCTTGAAAAAGTAAGCAAAGAATATGGTTTAAAGGTAGCTAAAGCAATAGAAAGCGAATGGTTTGTTAGGGATGGTGTTACCTATAGGTTCGCCAATAACCAAGACAGCTTCCATAGGTTAAGACTATATGCTAGGGGTGAGCAAAGTATACAAAAATACAAAGACGAATTGTCTATCAATGGCGACTTGTCTTATCTTAATTTAGACTGGAAACCAGTACCTATTATACCTAAGTTTGTAGATATAGTAGTTAACGGTATATCTGAAAGAGTTTTTGATATAAAAGCATATTCACAAGATCCTTACGGAGTGGATAAAAGAACTCAGTACATGGAAAGCATATTGATAGATATGCAAAACCTAGAGCTAAATAAGCAAGTTGAAGATTTTTATGGCGTTAGTATACTTCAAAATGATCCAACTAATATACCTGAAAATAAAGAAGAATTAGAGCTACACATGCAGCTAAACTACAAACAAGCTGTAGAAATAGCTGAGGAGCAAGCTATAAATACATTGTTAAACGGTAATAGATATGAGTTAACAAGAAAGAGATTTTATCAAGATTTAACCGTGTTAGGTATTGGTGCTGTTAAGACTACATTTAACACATCTGAGGGTGTTGTGGTTGATTATGTAGATCCTGCTAATTTAGTTTGGTCATATACTGAAGATCCTTACTTCGACGATATATATTACGTAGGTGAGGTTAAAACAGTACCTATAAACGAATTAGTTAAGGAGTTTTCAGAATTAACAGATGAAGATTTAAAAGAGATAACTAACCAGAGCTTTAAAAAAGCTGGTTACTACAGTGCTCATAATGATCACGATGAAATAGATAAAAATCAAATACAAATATTATATTTTAACTATAAAACATATTCCAAAGAAGTATATAAAGTAAAAGATACTGCTACGGGTGGAACTAAAATTATAGTTAAAGACGATACTTTTAATCCTGTATTAGATGCTGCGTTAGAACAAAGGTTTGGTAAATTAGAAAAACAAATAGAAGTTTTATATGAAGGAGCTTTAGTTCTAGGTAGTGAAAAATTATTAAAATGGGAGTTAGCTAAAAATATGATGAGACCTAAAAGTGACTACACTAAGGTTAAGATGAACTACAATATAGTTGCTCCACGCATGTATAAAGGTAAAATCGAATCTTTAGTTAGCAGAATAACAGGTTTTGCCGACATGATTCAATTAACTCATTTAAAACTCCAACAAGTACTTTCGCGAATGGTACCTGACGGCATATATATGGATGCTGATGGTCTTGCAGAGGTTGATCTCGGTAACGGAACAAACTATAATCCACAAGAAGCGCTGAACATGTTCTTTCAAACAGGTTCGATTATAGGTAGATCGATGACATCTGACGGTGATATGAATCCAGGAAAAATTCCTATTCAGGAAATTCAATCTGGAAACGGTGGTGCAAAATTGCAATCACTAATTCAAACTTACAACTATTATCTTCAAATGATAAGGGATGTCACCGGGTTAAATGAAGCAAGAGATGCTAGCACGCCAGACGCGAAAGCTTTAGTTGGTATACAAAAAATAGCAGCCGCAAACAGCAATACAGCTACAAGACACATACTACAAGCTGGTTTATATTTAACAACTGAGGTTGCTGAAGCGTTGTCTCTTAGGATATCTGATATAATAGAATATTCACCAACGAGAGATGCTTTTATACAAGCTATAGGATCTCATAATGTGGCTACATTAGAAGAAATGGCTGAGCTACATTTATATGACTTTGGTATATTTATTGAGTTAGAACCAGATGAAGAAGAAAAGCAATTGCTAGAAAATAACATACAAATGGCTTTAACTCAACAAAGCATAGAGCTTGAAGATGCTATTGACCTTAGAATGATTAAAAATGTAAAACTAGCTAATCAACTTCTTAAAATAAGACGTAGAAAAAAGCAGGAGAGAGATCAAGAACTTGCTCAAAAAAATATACAAGCACAAGCGCAGGCTAACGCTGAAGCACAGCAAGTTGCTGCTCAAGCTGAGATTCAAAAACAACAAGCTATAACGCAGATGCAAACTCAGTTAGAACAAGTAAAAGCTGAGATGGCTAACAATAAGCTTGTTCAAGAAGCTAAACTTAAAAAAGAATTAATGGCTTACGAGTTTCAATTAAACATGCAAATAAGAAACATGGAAAACTCTATAGCTGACAAAAAAGAAACTCAAAGAGAGGATAGAAAAGACCAAAGAGTTAAACTACAGGGCGAAGAGCAAAGAAAAAGTAAAAATACTGCTAAAAGCTTTGAGTCTTCAGGTAATGATACTCTAGGGCAAGGAATAGACATGAGTGTGTTTAATCCTAGATAATTTGTTTAATTTTATAATATTATATTATGGCTAAAAAAGAAGATAAAGTAGTTGAAGAAATTCAACCTACTCAAAAAGCCAAAACTGAAACTAAAAAAGTAGACGAACCAGTTTTGCAAGAAGGTGGAGACATGAAAATGAAAACACCAAAAAAACCTAAACAATTAGGTAAACAAGATAACTCTATTGCTAAAATAGATTTAAGTAAAGCAAAAGAAGAAACTAAACAAGCGGAAGAAGCTATTGCTAAAGTTGATTTAAGTAAAAAAGAAGAAGAACCTAAACAAGAGGAAAAAATTGTCGAGGTTGTTGAGGATAAACCAAAAGAAGAGGTTGTTGAAGAAACACCTATACTCGAGGAAATTACTGAAGAAATAAAAGAAGAAATTATTGAATCTAAAACGGAAGAGCTACAAGAAGATTTGGAGCAAGCTGTTCAAGATTCAAAAGAAACAGGTGTTGATTTACCAGAAAACATTCAGAAAGTTGTAGAATTTATGAATGAAACCGGTGGAACTCTTGAAGATTATGTTAGATTAAATCAAGATTATTCTAAATATGATGACAACACTTTGTTAAGAGAATATTACAAACAAACGAAATCACATCTTACAGATGATGAGATTAGTTTCTTAATGGAAGATCAATTTTCAGTTGACGAAGAAATCGATGAAGAAAGAGATGTCCGTAGAAAAAAATTAGCGCTTAAAGAGCAAGTTGCCAGTGCTAAAACCCATCTAGACGGGTTAAAGTCTAAATACTATAACGAAATCAAAGCTGGAGTTAAGTTAACTTCTGAGCAAAAAAAGGCTGTTGATTTCTTTAATAGATATAACCAAGAGCAAGGTGAAAATCAAAAAGTTGCAGATCATCAAGCGTCTATTTTTAACAATGAAACTAGTAAAGTTTTTAACCAAAATTTCAAAGGTTTTGAATATAAAGTTGGTGATAAGCGTTATAGGTTTAATGTTAAAGATGCTGATAAGGTTAAAAGTAGTCAAAGTGATATTACTAATTTTGTTAAAAAGTTTTTAAACGATAAAAACGAAATGAGTGATGCAAGTGGTTACCATAAATCTTTATTTACCGCAATGAACGCCGATGCTGTTGCTAATCATTTCTATGAGCAGGGCAAAGCAGATGCTATTAAGAATAGTAT